CGTCATGCGCCGGGAATGTTTCGCCAGGGAATAACTTACTATATAATTCCTCTAATTTGGGATATTTTCCCGGTCGCCCGTTTGAATACAATGCGCCGACAAACTTAATTGTTTTCATCATTGTATCAATGCGTTTACCCTTATGTAATGCGTCCTCAACATGTGCGTCGTAATATTCCCGTCCACAATAGCGCAAAACGTTTGCTTTTAACATTGAACTATCAAAGTAAATGTTGTGCGCACATACAAGCGGGGCGGCGTTGGCATCCGCTAAAAATTCGTCCACAACCTCGGCAAACGGCACGCCCTCGGCAATTGCCCGTTCGGTTGTTATACCATGAATTGCGGTTGTTTCCGGGGGTATCTCGTAATTATCGGGTTTGATAATATAACTTTTTTCCTTATCGCCCAACGACCACGCCAATTGGACGACGTGCGGGAATTGCTCAAAATCCGCATCCCATTTCAAACCCTTTGCCGGAACCCCGGTTGTTTCACAATCAAAGAAACAAACATCTTTCAAATCAAATTTTTGCATAACCTTAAATATTAAATCGTTAATTACTGTTTTCGCTCTCATTGCGGTATTTATCCCGCTTTTTTTCCAATTCCAAAACGTCCCGGTTTTCGTCTATATACTTTTGGACGTCCCGGTTACAAAACGGTTTTCCGTCCAACCAAAGCAAATGCCAATACGGTACGTTTTCCATCGGTTACCCCTTAAATTTACCTTGTGGCATCGGGGATTTGTCATTTAATTCATTCATTTTTATACCTCCAAATATAATTATATGCGGTTTTTACTAAACCATTACAGCAATTAGAAATATTACTTCTATGATAATTAAGTTGCCGTTGTATTTCCATCGTAGTAACCCATTCTTTGATAAAATTACCCTCTAAATCATATTGCAAAACGGCTTTACCGCCTTTATTTATTTTTTTGCCCTTATATGTGTTGGGGGCATTATAATTATTAGAATTTTCTTTAGCCGTAACCCAACGCAAATTATCTGCATGGTTATTGGTTCGGTTGCCGTCGATATGGTCGATACATGGTTTGTTTTCCGGGTTCGGAATGAAAGCCGCCGCAACTAATCTATGAATTACCGCATTGTACTTTATTCCGTTTTTAGACAACGAAACAAAATAATATCTTTTCCTTAATGATGGTTTTAATATTTTTTCATTTCTTTTTCTATTCATATTACCGCAAATCTCATTTCTGAAAACAGATTTTACACGCCCGTAATTGCTAATTTGATACAACCCAACGTATCCGGGTACATCTTTCCAAATTTCCATATTACACTATTTTTATATTACATTTCGTTTGGGTCTGCAATATACAAATAGTATTCTTCACTTGCAAGCTGTTTTAGGAATTCGATATGCTCTATTAATTCCGCATTGCTTAACTCTGCAATTGTACGCAAACGTGTTTCGTATTTCCCGGTATCAATGTTTGGGGTTTGCTCATACATTATCGGGGAAAATTCCCGCAAACGTCGTTCGGTTTGTTCCTCTGTAAGACGTTCGCCCGCCTCCCAAATTGCGTGCTTAAACGTCGGTACAACATAGTTAAAATAATACCCTTTCAAAGCCTCGGACGAACCGGGGGACGCTACAATAAACCGGGCAATAATGCGGGAACCTTTCCAACCCTTGAAAAACTCGTTTAATTCCCCCATGTACATTGCCAATCCGCCGTTATTGTTTATTGTCCCCGTTGCTGTTATTTCTCGCTTTTTCATCGGCTATTAATTTTTTCATTGTCTTATTAAACGCTGTCATTCCGATTGTATGGATAACGTCCCGTTCCGCCCGTGATAACTTCGTTTCCCGCTTATCCAATACTTTTGCAAATGCAACAACAAATTCGCCCGGCTCCAACAATCCGGCATTGTGCAACCCGTCGATTGGGTGCGCTTTCAAACGCTCGGTTGCTTTCAATGCTTTGCGGGCTTTTTCCCGACTTTCCCATATTTCCCGAACCTCGGCGGCAGCGTTGTCATAAAACAACCGCATTTTCAGAACGTCGGCAATTGACAAATCAGCCACGGCGGTTGGTTGCTCTTTTTCCGGCTCCGGTTCCGTCGTAACGGGTGCAACCTTACCGTTATTCACTCCATAACCGAACAACGCAAAATCCCCCTTTGTTGGGTCGTCCGGGAATATCTCGGCGAAACGGTCGGTTATCTCAATGGCTGTTTGCAAATCCGGCGTCCGACGTTTTACAAGCCCCAACCGCAATGCCTGTTTATGTACGTGGGTATCTAATGGAATGATTAAATTACGGGGGTCGCAAATCGTCCACAATCCAAAGTCAACCGGGGAACCGTGGCGGCACATCCAACGCAAAAACATACATAAGCGTTTGCAACCGCTTTTCGTTTCCATATCCGGCACGCCCTTAACATCGCCGAAAAGACGTTGCAATTGTTCCAACGGACGCCCGCCCGGTTGCGCTTGCAATGCCTTTTCCATGTTCTCAAACTTACTATATACGTCAAACAAGCGGGCGCAAAGGTCGTGGAAATCGGCGTATGTAAACGTTCTATAAAAATTCTCTTTACTGCCTTTGTATTGCTTCCATTCCGGGGCGGCTCCCTGCGTATCGGTTCCAACAATGTAATGATACGGCGCACCCTTGAAAATTTCCCGGTCGATAAAATCCGCCTTTTGGATTATCTGTTTGCGGGAACCCCACGCAATCCACGCCGTAACAAATGCGCTAATCTCAATATTTACCCGGCTATCGTAACGGTGCGGGATTTGCACCGGGTCGGATTGGATAAACTCGGCGGTTTCGTATTGTTCCGCCCAACGTTTCAAATTATCGTTCAATGTATATGCCATTGTTTTAGATTTTAAGGGGACGGAAAGCCCGCCCCCGGTTATTATTCGTTTTCTGTGTATTCCTCAACAACTAAATCGGTTTGTCCTCGCTTCACTTCCTCAATGAACCCTTGAAAACCGTTTTGTTTAGCAATGTCAATGATTGCTTGCAAACGCTTTTCGCCCAAACTTTCGCCCCTCGCAATACGGAATACCTTAACCGTCGGATTGCTTGCAATAATCAGTTTGGCGGCGACCTCCATAATTTGACTATCTGAAACTTTCCCGGCGACGAACGGCACGCCGTTTAACTCTAAACCGTCGTCCGTGAACGAAAGCCCGGCAATCGGTAATTTGGACGTTGCAATAAGTGTTTCCCTTTCCTTTGCCAATGCGCCTAATTTGTCCTCAAACGTGCGGGCGGTTTTCTCGGCGGCTTCCTTTTGTTTCTTTTTTTCCATGTAATCCACAACCAACGCATTGATACGGTTGTGTTCCTCGGCTTTTTTGAGTTGTTCCGCCGTGTCTAATTGTTCCGGGTTATTGGCTTCGTATTCCTCTAACCATTTGTCGGCATTCGCTTTGCGTTTCTCAAAATCGGCTTTTTCCGCCTCAATGGTTGCCAATGTTTCCTTTAATTCGGCATCAACGTTTTTACGGGACGTTTTCGCCTCTTTTTTGGCGTCCTCTAACCGTTTTTGCGCCTCGGCGATAATGCGGGCAACCTCTTTTTCCTCATTCGCTAAATTGGTATCAATAACCGCAACGGCTTTGTCGTGGTTATCGTTGGCGGCTTTAATACGTCCGGGGATTGCCGCCAATTGTTCAACCCTTTGTTGCCGGGTTTGGCGTACCGTTTTCGCTTTCTCAATCAACCGGGCATTCTCGTTTTGCTCTTCCATCAACGCCGTAATATCCTTTTTTTCGGCATACGTTTTGACGTCGCCGGGTTTCAATTGCTTTTCAGCGTTGGCGCAAATGGTTGTGTACGTCTTAACCTCGGCGTTGGCGTCCTTTCGTTTATCCTTAACGGTCGTAACCTCGGCGTCAATTTCTGCAATCCGGGTGCGCACCTTTTCCGGCAACAAAGCCTTTACAACCTCAATTTGTTTGCGGCGTCCCTCGGCGGTTTCACTCCAACGGGAAAACTCCACGGCGTCAAAATCTTGGTAGCCGAAAATCTTTTGCAGCATTGAAACGTTATCCGAACGCATCCCGGTTGTTTGGGATTTAATGGATAACGTCCCACGTGGGTTGGCTTTGGTAAACTTTAATTCGACCTCGTAATTTTCGCCGTCGTTACCTACTACCATTTTTGCAAATCCTTTGTCCTCTCCATTTTTCAACACGGCGTCCCGGTTCCCGGTCAACATTGCGCCGATTGCTTTTAATAGGGTTGATTTGCCTAACTCATTGTCCCCGGTAATGAAATATACATTACCCTCAAAATCTGCGTTGAACTCTTTGATAACTTGAAAATTCAACAATTCCAATTTCTTAATATACATCGCTCTTTAAATTTATTTATTTCCCGGAAATCGCCGGGTCGTTATGTTCCCATTTATAACCGTTGTATGTTTTTCTTTTCCCGTTACATACCTGTAATATTACATACTTTTGCCAAGGAAAAACACACGCATCTAAAATATTATCAAAACATACAATATTACCTAATTTATCAATACGTTTAACGGGATATAATTTTGATACACGTTTAACGTTCTCAAATTTTAGGTTCTCGCCAATAGTACACCAACGTAAATTATTAACATGATTATTTAATTTATTCCCGTCGATATGGTCAACACATGGTTTATTGTCCGGGTTGGGAATGAACGCCAAAGCAACCAATCTATGAACCCGCATAACTTTTAAACCATTGATTTTTAATTTTACAGTCATATAGCCACCGTTCAAATAAGGCTTTATTTCCTTATCATTTTGCGTTATATTGCCATTTTCAGCAACGTAACAATCATATTCTATTAAGTATTTACCTTTTTTCATGCCGCAAATATATGTAAAATAATGGATATACCAAAACTTTTATTTTTTATTTTCGGTTATTTTTTTATTTTCCGCAATAAACGCCCTATAATAACACATTTACCCACGCCGCCAAACTCAACTAACATATTACCGTTGCGCCCTCTTATACATTTACCATCGGAACGACGAACCGCCCGGTACGGCATACGTCGCAATTCCGGGCGGGTCAATCGGTCGCCTAAATAGATATAATCCATTTCGTCCATTATCAAAACAATTTCATTTGTGTATCGGTCAATACAGCAACGACCGCATCAACTTTGCGTTCCCAACTTTCCAACGTTGCCAATTTTTCCGGGGTTGGGTTCCGTTGACAACGTCGTTGGTTGTGCCGCATCTGTTTTACCATTTCCGCCAAATCTTTTGCCGTTATTTTTTCGGGATTTTCGATTTGAGGGGCTTTTGTTTCGTCTGCCATATAAGTAACCATTTGAATAATTAAACGTCCCTACGGGCTTAAAATAAACGGTTGTGCATTTGTTGGGGCAAATTTTCCAAAACCCAACGGGGGTTATTCTGCAAAATGAACCGTCCAAAGTGCATAATTAACGTTGCGTCCGCATTCCACAACGCCGGGGTAATCTCCGGGTACAATTTCCCGGCAATATCCCGGAACCGTCGTTTGCGGTCTGCTTTTTCCTCCTTTTTCCCTTTTACCTTAATACGTAATTTAAGGTCGTTTTGCCACTTCATCGCATTAACCAAAACAAACGGTATTTCGGCGACGGTTATAATGGCTTTCAAATGCTCAAAGTTTTGCAACATCTTTTGTATGCGGTACAATTTACCCATGTTTGCCCCGGTATCGCCAACCGTTACGTCATCCGGGCGAACACTCAATTTTTCCAAAAAGATAATCGGTGTACAAATCTCTTTGTAATAGTTCAGAAAATCCCGTATCTCGTTAATGTCTTTAGGCATCTTAATTGCCGTTGCGTTGTGGTTGGGTCGCCAAACCACAATACCCCCATTGCTTCCGGGGTCTATGCCTATAATGCAATTTATTTTCATAACATCTTTTTTATTTGTTCAATCTTAATCAATCGTTCGTCATACGCTTGCTTTGCAGTTATAAAACCGCTCTTTCTGTATCGTATTCCGTCGATTTGAATTTCATAATTATATTTCCCGGTTTGTTTATGCCGGGTTACTCCCTTATATCCGGTTGTGTTATCTCGGCGTATTCGCCTATTTCTATTATTTTCCGAATGAGTAACAAAACGGCAATTTTCCGGGCTATATATCCCGTCGTTATCTATCCGGTCAATTTCTAAACCGGGGTTATATCCATTTTCTAAAGCCCAATTTTTGAAGGCATCAAAACAAAACCATTCTTTGCAAATAGTTATTCCACGACCTCCATAATTGTTATAATCCTTTCTTTTAGGATTATAACAACGGGCTTTTATACTTTCCCAAAGTCGGTACAACTTTGTCGCTGAAACTCTTTTTTTCATTTTTCAAACCTTAAATAATGATAGATATAAATTTCGTCCTTAATCATTCGGTCAAACGTCCGTTTAATTTCTTTGCGCCGGGCAACCTCAAAGGCTGTATAATCAATTTCCGGGCTTTGGGTTCCTTGTTTCCGAACGTGGTAAACGGTAAATTCATTAACGAACCCACGGGCGGCACGTGCCAAAAATCGGTTATACGCTTCTTTCCGGTCGTCCTCGGTTTCTTTCACTTCATCCGCTAACCCAACGCCCAACAACCAATTATAAACAAACATTTCGTCGGTTAATCCAAACACTAAACGCCCGGTATATTTATAGCGCAAAAAACACATTAAACAAGTCATAACCGATTGATTGCGATAATACCGGATTTGCTCCGGGCTTAACTCCTTTTTCGGTTCCGGCAATGCTGTATATGCTTTGCCGATAACTTGGTTTTGTTTCCGGCAATATGCGTTCAATACCTTTGCGAAATAATCGGCGTTGAATTGTTGGTAATGTTTCCGTTCGGCGTTGCCGTCCCTATCCTTTGGCAAATAGTCGTCTAATTCCCCGGTAATCAGCAATTCAAACGCTAATTTAACCTCGGATAATGTTAATTGCGAATAATAGCGTTTGAGCAAATCCAACAACCGGGTACAAATATAC